TGGTGATAATAATGCTGATGATGGTATGTCGATAGAATCTGAAATTAAAGAAAAGGCGGTTTCTAAAAAACAACAAAAATTTATGGGTTTAGTTAAATCATATAAAGAAGGTGATGTAAAACCTTCTGAAGTTTCTAAGGAAGTTAAAAAAGCCGCAAAATCAATGACAAAAAAAGAAGTTGATAATTTTGCAAGTACCAAACACAAAGGATTACCTATAAAAGTTGAAAATGCAAGAAAAGAAAGTTATATTCGTAATGTAAAGATGATTGAAGAATCATTGATTAAGTTAGTTCAAAAACACATAACACCGAGTATGACAAAGAAAGATTTATTAAATTTAGTGGAAAACGGTCCTGGTACAAAGGAAGCACCTACAAAAGCTCCAACAAAAACACCATCAAAACCCGAGAGAAAAAGTCCATATAAACCAAAACATCAGCCAGCACCAAAAGCTAAAGGTGATGATGAAACTTTTGCTATGGAATTACCATCTTTCTTAAAATTTGACAATTTAAATATAAAATTTAGTGATGAAAAAGAATCTTAAAGAAGCACCAATAGATTACGGTGATAGACCAGAAAGAATGTCACCGGATATTCAAAGTAAAATTGAAAAAGGTGAAACTCCTTTATCAGATTCTCCTGCATTCCCTGAACAAGATGGTGATAATTCATTTGAGGAGATTATCGCATCTAAAAGATTTAAGGATGTTGTTGATAAAGTTAAAAGGTATACAGGTTTAACTAACATTTCGGGGCAAAATGCTTTTATGCAACTTCAGATGATGTTGATGCAAGCAGTACAAAAAGTAAAACAAATTGAAACCGGTAATGAAGAATATTTGGAAAATTTAGCCGTTGATTTGGTTAAAAAAGAAATGTCATTACCTGATGACGCATTTATATTTGATGTTGAATTGATTGGTAATCCATCTCAAATGGATACGTCAAAAATGAGAAAACAATCTGAAGAACCATCTCCTGAGGAGATTGAGAAAGAATTCGGAGTTAGTGAAGATGAGGCGGAAGAAGATTTAGATAATCTTATGGCGGCTTTTGATAAGTTTGATTTAGAAAAAGCAAAAAGAAGATTTATCAATTCACTTATTCAAGGAGCATCTAAAAAAGGTCACTATATGTTTAGTTTAGTTGAGGAAGAATTAAATAGATTAAACCCCGAGCTTTTAAATTTATATGGTGTCTTAATGTCAATTAACGATTTAGTTTATTGGATTATGCCTGACGAAGCTGCTCAGATGATGGCAGGTTCAGGTGAGGGTGTTGCAGGTTCAGAAGAAGTTGATGACACTACAGACCCACCAACAATCAAAGCAAAAGGAATGTTCTTCCCTGTACTTATTCACGAACTATTAAAAGGTGTTTATGAAGTTATGGGAACACAAGGATTACCTGACGACCCAAAACAGGCAGAAATGGTTATGGCATCACAAGATACCTTACCATATGAAATTTGGGACTTGAGATTAGGTCCTGTTATTTGGGAGAAATTCTTAAGTGTATATCCTGATGAGTTGTTTGAAGAAGATATGAGAGAAATTCAAAATTATTTATTCTCTCGTTTTTCAGCACTTAGTACTGAACAATTTTTTGAATTAGCACAAGAAATATTATCAGGTAGTGAGGACGGTAAGAAGGCAGTTAAAGCCATGGTTGATGAAATCATACAAGAAATTAAAGACGAAGAATACGAACAATCTATGAATCAATTTAGAGATAATGATGAAGGTTTTGATTTAGATGATTTCTTAGATGGTTTAGGTATCGGAGGTCCTGCGGTATAAAAAGTAAAAAAATGAGAACATGGGTCTATCAAGAGAACAAGCAATACTTGAATATGCACGTTGTGTAAAGGATACCCCATACGCTCTAAAAACCTACCTACAAACTTACGACAACACACAATCGAAATATGTTCCATTGGAACTATTTCCTGACCAAGTACATCTTATTAATGACTTTGATACTTACGAAGAAAATATCGCATTAAAGTATCGTCAAGCTGGTGTATCGACAGTAACATCTGCATGGGTATCAAAAAGATTAGTTACTGCACCAAAAACAAAACCAGAAAAAATTCTAATCATCGCCAACAAACTTGACACATCTCAAGAAATGGCAAACAAGATTCGTGCGTTTGTTGACCAATGGCCCTCATGGTTTGGTATTAGTTTCTCGGTGGAAAAGAATTCACAAAGACACTTTAAATTAAGTAATGGATGTGAGGTAAAGGCGGTTGCTACATCTAAAGACGCACTTCGTGGTTATACACCAACTATTCTTATTTTTGATGAGGCGGCGTTTATTGAAGCCGATAATGATTTCTGGTCCGCATGTATGGCATCACTTTCTACAGGTGGTAAGGTAATTGTTATTTCTACACCAAACGGTTTTGACCCAATCTACTATTCAATATATGACCAAGCATTAAGGGAAATGAATGATTTCAAGATTACAGAAATGTATTGGTATCGTGACCCCCGTTATGCTAAAGATTTAAAACTGATTAAGTGTAAAGATATTGTTCACTACATGTTAAATCGTGAAGATTACGATGACAGTGAGATTATTATAGAATACGGTCACATTGACCCTATGAAGAGAAATTTTGAAGAAATAAAAGAAAAATTTCATGATGGTTATAAACCATATTCTTCATGGTTTGAGGCGATGGCAAAAAAACTAAAATTTGACCGTAGAAAAATCGCACAGGAATTGGAATGTAACTTCTTAGGTTCGGGTGATAACGTTATTCCACCTGAAACTGTTGAATACTTAAAAGATAATTGTGTAAGAGAACCTGAAAAAAAATTTATGGGTGGTTCCTTGTGGCAGTGGAAAGAACCAATATTAGGTCACAAGTATGTTATGGGTATTGACGTATCTCGTGGAGATAGTGAGGACTTTACAACATTCTGTATTATTGATTTTGATGAAAGAGAACAGGTATTAGAATATCTTGGTAAGATTCCACCTGATGTTGCTGCTGAAGTCGCTTATAAATGGGCTACGATGTATTCTGCTTTTATTGTTATTGATATAACAGGTGGTATGGGAGTTTCAACATCAAGAAAACTCCAAGAAATGGGATATAAAAATTTATATATTGATGGTATCAATGCTGCAGATAAATGGAAATACAATTCAAAGGCGGATGAAAAGATTCCTGGTATTAACTTTAACTCAAAACGTGTTCAGATTGTTGCAGCATTTGAAGAATCATTAAGACATAAGTTTCAAGTTCGTTCAAATAGATTAATAAATGAGTTAGGTACTTTTGTTTATGTTAATGGAAGACCTGACCACCAAAAAGGACAACACGATGACTTAATTATGGCAATGGCCATGGCGATATATGTTGCTGAAAGTTCATTTACACAGTTAGAAAAAGTTACAGAACAAACAAAGGCTATGATTGATAGTTGGTCTGTATCGACAAATGAATATAAAGAAAAATCACAGGATTTTAATCCGGCATTACCTGTGATGCCAAATCATAACCATAATAGGGGGATGAATCAGAACCCGACAAGAAATGATTATGAGAAGTATTTATGGTTATTCGGTAGGTGATATTTAATTTAATTAAATATTTCATACTATTTATGTAAAAACTAGTTTAATGGCAGAAAATAATTTAACGATATGGCAAAGATTAGGTCAAGTATTTGGTCCTGACTCTACTTTAGACCAACAAGCCCCTGTATATAGATTTGACAAAAAAGAACTTTTGAAAACTCCAAATAAACAGGAGTATGAGAGAGAAAAGTTACAAGCACAGCAATCTTTATATTTGGGACAACAGTGGACCAAGATTGAAAATAATCTTTATACACAAGCCGTTTACTACGAACCAACAAGATTGGCATCTTATTATGATTATGAGAGTATGGAATATACTCCTGAAATATCTGCCGCGTTGGACATCTATGCTGAAGAATCAACAACAACAAATGAAGATGGATACATATTACAAATTTACTCAGAAAGTAAACGTATTAAGTCAGTACTTGCAGACCTGTTCAACAATCGACTTGACATTAATACTAATCTACCTATGTGGACTAGAAATACATGCAAATTTGGAGACAATTTTGTCTATTTAAAACTTGACCCAGAAAAAGGTATTGTAGGTGGACAACAACTACCAAATATCCAAGTAGAAAGATTAGAGAGAGGTATGAAGTACTCACCTAATAGAAGTAGTACTACAACAGAAAACGATGCTTTAAAGTTCTTGTGGAAAGAAAAAGACATGGAATTTAATACATGGGAAATTGCTCACTTTAGATTATTGGGTGATGACAGAAAACTTCCTTATGGTACATCTATGTTAGAGAAGGCAAGAAGAATTTGGAAACAATTATTATTAGCCGAAGATGCGATGTTGATTTACAGAACATCAAGAGCACCTGAAAGAAGGGTATTTAAAATATTTGTCGGTAACATGGATGACAAAGATGTTGAACCATATGTAAACCGAGTTGCAAATAAATTCAAACGAGACCAAATTGTTGACCCATCAAACGGTAACGTGGATTTGAGATATAACCAAATGGCGGTAGACCAAGATTACTTTATTCCTGTTCGTGACCCTAATGCTCCAAATCCAATTGATACTTTACCAGGTGCAACAAACTTGTCTGAAATTGCAGATATTGAATACATTCAAAAGAAATTGTTAACAGCACTTCGTGTACCTAAAGCATTCTTAGGTTTTGAAGAAGTTGTTGGTGACGGTAAGAACTTATCGTTACAGGATATTAGATTTGCTCGTACAATCAACAGAATTCAAAAATCTATGATTCAAGAGTTAAACAAAATAGCTATTATTCACCTATATCTTTTAGGTTTTGAAGATGAGTTAAATAACTTTACGTTAGGTCTTACTAACCCATCAACACAAGCAGACCTTCTTAAGGTTGAACAATGGCAATCTAAGATTCAACTTTACCGTGATGCAACAACAGACCCCGGTAATGGTATTCTACCTGTTTCATCATCTTGGGCTAAGAAACATATTCTTGGATTCTCTGATGAAGAAATTAAGTTAGACATCCAACAACAAAGAATTGAAAAAGCGGTCGCAGCTGAACTTGAAAAGACAGCTGAGGTTATCACTAAGACAGGTATATTCGCTAACATTGATAAGTTATACGGTAACAAACCTGGTGAAGGTGGTAGTGCAACTCCTGAGGGTGAAGTAACAGAACCAGCTGATACAGGATTCGGCGACTTGGGGGGTGACTTGGGGGGTGGAGGAACACCACCAGCACCTGAAACACCTGAAGCAGGTGGGGAAGCAGCACCCGCACCTGAATTAGCACCTGAATCAAGAAAAATGGATGATTTAAATCTGATATTAGAAGATGATATGATTAATGGTATAGATTCTATAGATTTATCAAAGGGTAAGAAATCATTAAACGAAATAGACGACAAATTGAGCGAGTTGTTGAATTCGTAATATTTATAAAATAAAATGTTATGAAACAATTCGGAGTAATTAAAACTAAAATTGAAGAATCGATGGTTAAACTCTACGGTAAGAGTGAATTTAAGAACCATTTAAAAAACTTCAAAAAGAATGTTTTAGAAAATAAAAACATTTCTAAAATCTATTATATCTATGATGACTTATCAACTAAAAAAGGTGTTGATAATGAAATTGCCGGAGATTATGTAAATGAATCAATTGAACAATTACAGAGTTTAATTGAAAAAAGTAATAAAGATATAATCTCATTAACTGAGTGGATTGATTCTATTTTAAAAGAAGATATTTCAAACAACTACTCAGATATTGATAATGTTGTTTACAATAACAAATCAATAAAAAATTTAGAGAAAGTTTTAGAATCAAAAAAGAATATTAAAAATTTAATTGCATCTAAAAAAGAAGAAAAAGTTGTAACAGAGTCAATTAATATTCCATTATCATCAATGTTAAAAATAGCTACAAATTCATTTAATAAAGAATTTGAAAATATTAATGAATCTGAAAAGGAAGAGTTAAAAAAATTATTATCACTTTCTAAAGAAGAAGTGAAAAAAGAATTTGAGGAAATTAAAGAGAATGTTTTAAGTAAATTAAATACAAATTTAAATGAATCCACCGATTCTGAGATTACAGAAAGAATAAACAAAACTATTGAAAAAATTTCAGAATCAAAAAGTGATTTAGTATCACTTTATAAACTTAAACAATTAAATAACGGATTATGAAAAAAGTTTTAGAATTTATTAAAAAAATCTATGCTATATGCAAAAATTGGATTGAAGCAAATGGTGTAGAAGGAGTATTAGGTCTATTGGTAGGTTTAGTACTTTGGATTATGGGTTATAAGATTTGGGCAGGTTTTTCATTTGGAGTTTTCGCAACTCGTAACTGGGATATCTTAAAGAATTGGTTAACTTCAAAATTCCAAAAATAATATTTAAAAACTATTAAAAATTAAAAAGTCCCCATTTGGGGACTTTTTTGTTTAATCTCTTTCGTTATCTTTTAATTTTTGAACGTATTTGGCTTTTTTTAGTTTCTCTCTTTTCTTAACACATTTCTTTTTAAACTCCTGTCGGTCTCGTAATTGTTCCATTTGTTTTGACTTAATGACTTTATACTTATACCTTTTTAAAGCCCTTTCAATATTTTCGTTTTTACCGACTGTAATTACTATCATAGATGAATATTATCTTAATAAATATATTCTCTTTTGTCAAGTTTTGACTTAGAACAAAAAATGTTTTATATTTTCAACATATAATAAACAAAAGAAATAGCGAGATGAATGAAAAAAGGAAAAACTTCAAAATTAAATATTTTTGAAAATGCTAAATGTTTTTATGGAACAGTAGATTCTAAAGAACTAAAATCAATTTATATTGTAATACAATCATGGGTTGAACCCACAAAAGAAGTATCAAATTGGGACCGAGTAACGGGTAATTTAAAAAGACAAATACAACATAATTTATTAGAGAGTGTAGACATGTTTACATTTGAAAATAATTCAATCGTAGATTTAGATTTAAGGACAAGTGGAATACAATTAGATAAACGTTCGTTTTTAAATTTAGAAATGACATTATTTTTAAAAAATAAAAATGAAGATTTTAAATCAATTATGTTAAGAGATAAAATAAAAAAAATAGTAAGTTCTGTTTATACTGATGAACTTTACACTTCACCCTATTTTACATTATCAAAAACAAAAACAACCAAAGTTTGATATTTATTATAAAACTTTGTTGTGAAAATTGTAATTTCAGAAAAACAATTAAAAAACATAAAAAAATCCCTAACTGAAGAAAAAGACCAGTTAGGGGTTTTAAACAATTATATGCCAAGTAAAATGGTATATGAACATGGTAATACTAAAGTTTATTTAAAAGATATAGAATTAGTTGGGGATATTGATGATATATCTATAGAAGCTAAAGTCAATAAGATATTACATGATAATGTTGATGTTAGTGAATTTGCCAAAATATATTCAATAATTGATGGATATACTTCTGATGATTTACCATTAGGTATGTTGATAAAAATATTCATTGTTGAGAATATAGATAATATGGTAAAGAAAGTATTACCTAATAATTTAACTGAGTATGATGTGGTTTTACATCTATATTAAGTAATACAACATATTTATAAAATAAAATACAATGAAAATATTAGGTCCAAACGATTCAGGAAAAGGTATATTAGTAGAATGGGATGCTGGTTTTATTTCACCAAATGATTCAAGAAACGCAGAAGTTATTAAAGAATCATATGGTCAATTAGACCATTCTAAGCCATTTGTTTTTTATGCTGTATTACAAAAGTTTGATACGCCAAACAGAAATGGTCGTATCTATCCTGAAAAAATATTACGTAGAGAAGCTGAAAATTATAGAAAGGCAATCGATAAAGGTTTATCTATATCAGAATTAAATCACCCTGAATCTTCACTTATTGATTTAGACCGTGTATCTCACCTTATCACTGATATGTGGTGGGAAGGTAATACCTTAATGGGTAAAATTAAATTATTAACTTCTCCTGGTTATCATGAAAGAGGTGTTGTTTCTTGTCCTGGTGACATGGCCGCAAACTTAATGAGACAAGGGGTTACAATGGGTGTATCATCTCGTGGTGTTGGTTCTTTAGTTAAAAAAGGTGAGCGTAATGAAGTACAAGATGATTTTGAATTAATTTGTTTTGACTTAGTATCATCACCATCTACACCAGGTGCTTATTTGTTCTTAAATAAAGAAGATAAAAACAAATACGAAGAGAATCTTGAGGAGGAAACTAAGTTAAGAGCACAGGAACCAAGAATAGATGGTGGACAAGGTTTAAATAAATCGCTTGACTTAATGAAAAAATTATCCGATTATTTAGGGTATTAAAAAACTTAAATTATGGATGAGAAATATTTTGTAGCAAAAATTCAGTATGATTTACCTGACGAGAACAGTGGTAAAATCAAAAAAATCAGAGAAGAGAAACTTGTTAAGGGTTATAACGTAACAGATGTTGAGGCAAAAGTTACGAATAAATTCAAAGGATTTACCTACGATTGGAGAATCACGGCAGTTTCTGAAAGTAAGATTGATGAAGTATACGAATAATATCTGACAACAATCAGATAAAAATTAAAATCGGGTTAATACCCGATTTTTTTTTGCTCTTCATGTTAAAATTAACTTTTTTTAAATGTTGTAATATTTATATAGTAAAATAAACGCTTGCGTATATAAAAAAAATGGCAGAAAATACTAAAAAATCATTAGTTGAAGAGGCATTATTACAAATGAGAAATTTGGAAGAAGCCGTAACTGAGAATGCAAAAGGAATACTTGCTTCTACTATGAAGGAAGAAATCAGTGAATTAGTAAAAGAATCATTATCTGAAGAAGATGAAATGGTTGACACGGAAGTCGAAATGGGTGACGTAACAGAACAAGATGTTGACGTTGACATGGAAGACGAAGAAGAAGTTGAAATGGAACCTGAAATGGGTGACATGGATTCTGATGAAGATTCTGAAATGGAAGACGATGAATTAGGTGGTCTTGACATGGGTGACATGTTAGGAATGGACTTACCTGGTGGAGAGTTGGAAGTTGATGATGAAGAAGAAGTTTTACTTCCTCTTGACTTAACAGGAGCATCTGACGATGAAATCTTAAAGGTTTTCAAAGCAATGGGTGATGAAGACGGAATTATCGTTAAAAAAGACGGTGACGAAATCCACCTTAATGATGAAGAAGAAAATGTTGAGTACATTATCCAAACTGAATCAGAAGACGAAGAATTAGAACTTGATATGACATCTGAAATGATGGATGTTGAAGAAGGTGATGATGATGTAGTTTACGAGATTGAGATTGGTGAAGAGGATGATGAAGAAGATACCGAAATGGTTGATGAAGGATGGAACGAAGAAGAAGTAGAAGAAGGTTATAATGCAGACCTTGACGATTCTTTGGGTATGAAAGACCATGGCAAAAAAATGAAACAGTCATTTGCTGACAGAAGAAAAGAAAGTGAAGGAATGGAAAAAGCTATGGGAAATAGAAAATACTCAGGAGATAAAAGTATGGGTTACATGAATGACGCAGAAACTACTGAAGCTGCACACACTTTAGGAAACGGTTCAAGAAATGACGCATCTAAGAAGTCATTACCAAAAATGAAAGTAAAACCTGTTAACGAAAGTGAGTTAAAAACTGAAGTTACTTCTTTAAGAGCTAAAAACGAAGAGTACAGAAAAGCATTGAACATCTTTAGAGAAAAGTTAAATGAAGTTGCTGTATTTAATTCAAACTTGGCTTACGCTACTCGTTTGTTCACAGAACACTCAACTACAAAGCAAGAAAAAATAAACATCCTAAGACGTTTTGACTCTGTTGAAACATTGAAGGAATCAAAAGCTTTATATAAGACATTGAAAGAAGATTATGAAGGTAAAGAAACTGTAGTTAAAGAATCAGTTGAATCTAAAGTACAGAAGTCACCTTCTAAAGGTTCTGCAACAAATCTTATTGAGAGCAAAACTTATGAGAATCCTCAATTCTTAAGAATGAAGTATATTATGAGTAAGATTATAAAATAAACATAAACTTAAAAATTATTCCAAAAATGGGAGCATTATTAGAATC